GATGTAGATCGCGTCATCGATGGTAGCCAGCTTCTCTGCATCGCCGTTCAGGAAGGCATCCATCTGACCCATGATGCCCGCCTTGACGCCGCTGGTTTGTTCATGGTGGCGCATGGAATACTGGGGCTGGTATTTGCGGCCACCAAATTCACTCTCTAGGATTTCCATCTTCCGGTAGACGTTCAGTTCCTCCAGCGGAGACAGCACCAGACAGCCATGCTCCTTTGTCCTGACGGTGATGCCGGACTTCTGGGGGTTGTTCTGGGTGATGGAGAGGTGGAGGGGAAAGGGGGTAAAAATTGAACCGGCCTCGAAGTGGGCGTCAACGCTACCCTCTGGCATCGGCCCGGCGTGGGCAAGACGTAGGCTGTCGAACAGGTAGTAGAGGAGATCGAGCATGTGGATCGAGTACATCTCCATCAGGTGCGGCGTGATGCCGGGGTGCCGATCCTCCAGCTCCTTGACCTGATCCGACCAGACCGCCTCGACCGAGATCACCTCGGCGGCCTCGATCATTCTCTTCAGTTCGGCGACGGCTCCGTAGAACCGGCGGTTCATGGCGACATATTTGTTCTGGCCGGGATTTGTCCAGACCTCTTTCTTCATGCCCAACATCACCGGCTTCTCGATCAGCATCGGCAGAGGAGACGCCAGCAACTCCGGCATCATCTCCGGTATCACGTTCCACGGCGCACAGACGATGATGGCGTCGAGGTCGGCGTCGAGCATCGACGGCCAGTGACCGCTCAAATCCTCGCACTTGTTGTTGGCGATTTTGCAAAATTCTTCGAGGTTTGGTGATTTGTTGGTCTTGACAAAGACCTTGTGAACTTCGGCCCCGAGACTGACGGCGGCCTTCGCGTGGGCCTGTGCTTGCTTGCCAGCCCCTATAAACCCTAACTTCTTCAGCATCCCTGTCTCCCCTCGCGGGCCACATCATGTGGTGCCGCGCTTCACTTCTAACATCTATATTTATGAAAAGCTAGGGGCCAGCCCATTTTACTGAACTGACCCCTAACGGTTGTTGGCAGAGGAAGCCAACAGGGAGGACTTAGGCGGGCAGGAACTCGATCATCACAGTGGCGTCAGCCTCGTTTGCGTTGATCTCCGCATCACCCATCTTGTCCCATGCGATCTGCACCGCATTGCCCTCGGAAACCGTATTGGCTCCGGTGGCTTGGGATTGATAAACCTCGCCCGCGCCCTGACCGGACTGGTCGATGGCGAAGGAAAGGCCGGTGACGAGGGTTCCCGACTTGAGGATGCGGATCGTACCCACAGTCGTTTGCACTTCGCCGTTGGTGATCACCTTTGCGCGACCGATCACGCCGTCAAACGGCGCGGCCACAAACTTCGCGGCGGCCACAAAAAGGTTCTCGATGTCGGTAACCAGCCACTGGCTTTCGCCAGCTCCCAGCTCGGTGGTGACGGTGGTGTCGGTGACAGCATCGACGCGAAGCGTCTGGTTGGCACCGGCACTGTCCTGCACCATGATGATATCACCGGCATCGAGCATGTCGGAGGACTGCTGGTTCGTAGTGCTGTCCTTGCCGAAGTAGCCAGACGCCATGATGGTCGCCATCGTATCCGCGCCGGAAGTGTAGCTGTAGACTTTGCGGTTGTTGCCGTGAGCCACAAGGGCCAGATTTGAAATATCGTATGCCATCTTTTCTACCCCTTACTGATGTTGCACTTCGATGACGCCTTGGTCATCGATCATGCAAGACCCGCCGCTCATGGCGTGGTTGATGAAGTGGGCGGCACGATCGCCAACCCATGTGATGTCGGCAGTGATACCCGGTGCAGACCCATAACCCATTGTATCCTCGTGATAGATAAAGCTCAGGAAAGTCGAGCCTGATTTCACAAAATTGGTCACGGAGCTGGGAACCCAGACGATGCCCATCCAACGCTTGCTTTCAGTCCCTTCGAGCCACGGGAGCATGTTCCCCGTGTATTCGGCCTGTGCAAATTCGTTGATGTTCAGCATGTCGTTGTAGGCGTTCCATCCAACGGTGGCCCACATTTTCCCTTCCTCGAACACGTCGAAGTCACCAAGGGTTTCAATAGCCGTCTGAATTTTTCCCTTGGCGAGGGCCGCGCTGGCATGCGCGACCGTGTTACTCGTGGTGTCTAAAGTGGTCGTCAGTTGCTCGTCGATCTTCCGAGCCAGAGCGGCGGCACCGCCTTCGGCGATAACCCGGCGCTCATCGTGGTTGATCTTGGCCTCATCGAGCTTATCGACGTAGTCACCCGCATAGAAATCCGAAAGCGTACACTCGATCGCCGTGTGGCTCTGGTTCATGGGGGTAATCAGGCCGTGCCTCGACTTGGTCGTTGCAACACCTTTGCCCACTTTCTGGAAGGTAGTTGTGGAGCCGGTCACATTCGGTTTACGTCTGATCGTATTGATCAGCTTGGAAGACTTCCTCTGGAAGGCCTCCTTCACTTCACGCTCGTATTGCTTCACGAATGAAGTGTTAACTGAAGTGGACATGGCTCTACTCCAAATCCTTGTTTCAAAAAAGGGTTCAGTGCAGGGCTGGTAGGGTGGCCGATGTGCGGTGGTTTGGCGGGGTGGCCTTGCGGGGCCGCCTCTCCCCCTTGATCGGGGCTTCCGGCTCTAGCGTGTCGTCCGAGCGGGGCGCGTGGTGCGGGTAGCCGCCTTTATTACAGGGACCACCCTAAACACACCACATATTGTTGGTCAACTTTTTTTAACCCTTGATGTAGACGCGCTTGCCAAGGGTCTTGATATTTGACTTCTTGCCGTCCGGCTTGCGGACGCTGAAAGAGGCCTTGTTGACCTTCAAAATCTTGACACGGTTCTTGCCGCCTTCTTCGGCCCATATCTGACCGGCGGCTGGTTCTGTCTTCGCCATTACACACTCCTCATGTCTTCGCCCACGATAGGCTTATCCTTGCCGACCATGATCTCGTTGATTTCAGCCACTCGTGCTTGGACTTTCTCATTTTGCCAATACTTCTCCTGTGCGTCAGGACCGCGAGAGAGGGCCATCAGATCGTCCAGCTCCTTCTCAAGCGACTGGACGTGGCCGGGGTCCATCCCAGCTCTGGCGGGTTCCTCGCTTGTCATCAGACCAATCTTCGCGAAGCCCTCCAGAATGACTGGATCGTCAAGAAGAAACCGGCCGTTGGATAACAGCTTCCCCTTTAGCTCATCGACATTCTCTCCCCAGAAACGCTCGTCGTTGATGAAATTCGTGGCGGCGGCCTTGTTGCCTTCGTAGCCGTCGCCCCACTTTGACCGGAGCTTTGTGTCGCCCTCGGCGGCGTTGTCATCATCGAGCTTCTTGGTGGCGGCGATGATCTCCTTCTCAAACTCGTTATACCCCTCGTTGATAATTTTCGACTGATCGAGGGTGAGATCGGCCTTGTGAAACAGTTGACCCATGCTGTCCACAAATTGTTCGTTGGCTTCCTGCCCCTCGGCGGCGGCCAGTTCGTAGCCTTTCGGCTCGTCTGGGATGCCCATCTTCTTGCGGTGGACCGCAATCTCGTCGGCGCTGGCATCATCGGGCAGTGGGACGATCGCCTTCGAGAGCTGGTTGCGTAGCTCCAGCCCGGCCTTCGCCATGTCCTCTGATGTGGTGTAGCGGGCGGCGTAGGTTTTTACTTCCTCGTTTCCGAAGCCGTCATGCCAAGGCTGTCCGGCGGCCTGTTCCTCTCCGCCTGCGCCTTCTTGCTGACCCTCTTCTCCACCTTCCTGTTGGCTCTCGCCTTCCTCTCCGCCCTGATCTTCGCCTTCCGTGTTGCCTTCACCTTGGTCTTCTCCTTCGCCTGCATTTTCTTCAGCCATTGTCTTCTCCCGTTTCAGGTTCCTCTGTTGGTAACTGAGGCGGGCCGATCATTGCAGGAGCTTCTGCGTTCAGTGCCGCCATGATTGCCGCCGCCAACTCTCGTCGGCCTTCGCGGCGTTGTAATCCATCGGGTGCTATTGTGTCTGGTGACGTGTCGAACAAGCCGCCCCAGTGCATGATCTGGTAGAGGACGCGCTCGTTGGCCGGGTGCGACTGGAACGTCAGCTTGAAGTCGGCCAGCCGCTCCCTTTCCGTATAGACCTCCTCATCGATCTTGGCCCGGCGCACATGCTCCATGAAGGCAACCACGTCCGGTGGCGGTGCGGGATCGCGTCTCCTGAAAACAAAGGGGAAATGAAAACCGTTGAACATCAGCCAACGCCTTCAACAAGTTCCCCAGCCTTATCGAGGAGGCCCGACTGGGAGGCCTTCGATCCGACCTCGACGGCGCGCTCCAGTTGCTCGGCTTGCTGTTGCTGTTCGATCTGTTGCTGACGCTGTTCCCTGACGCTGTTGCGGCTCTCGATGGTTCGGAGCCACTTGGGCGGCATGCCCGACGCGAGGCCCACATCGCGGCTGATCTGATCGCCGTCGAAGTTGTCCATGACGGACGGATCGGCCTGAATGTACGGCACCAAGACCTCGGCCGATCGAGCGGCGGCGGCGGCCTGTATCTGCTCCCGCGCCCTTTGCACCGGGCTGGTGTACTCGAAGCGGACGTTTGCCCCCTTGATCTCGTCCGGCGGCTCGGAAAACTGGTTCATCCTCGACATGATGTTGAACACCCGGTCGATGACAGCTCCGGTGTAGTCGCTCTCCAGCCGACCAAACACCGGGCCGATGGTGCGGATAAATTCTTCCTTGCGCTCCAGAACTTCGGTAGCGGTCATCTGAGGACGGTCGATGGGGAGCTGGAGGACGTTCCTGAAGAAGGCCTGCCAGATCATGTCGCGGGTGTCGTTCTGCATCTCGCGGCCGATCGGGATGTTGCCGCCGGTCTGGAGCGCCTCGACGGGGATGCGGCCCAGCCGCTTTGCGGTGTCGGTGTCGAAGTAGTTGATGCCGCCCGCGAACATCTGGACACGGCCCAGAACGCTGTCATGGCCGACGAGGAGCGGCGGATCGGTGATCTTCTCGCCAGCTCGGAGGATCGTCTTGCCCTGCGCGTTGGCGGTGTTCACGTCACTGAGGGCGACCATGCCGGGCGACCGGCCGTACATCTCGTCGGCGGCGTTGTCCCACGTCGGCACTTGGAACGGAAACTCATCGAACCCGCCGTTAAACATCTGTTTGTTGTTCTCGACATCAAGCCAGACCGAGGCGACCGGCTTGTTGGCATTGTCCAGTTTTCGCACGTCCCGCTCGTGGCGCGGCCTGACCGACCAGACAAACTCGAACTTCTCCTCGCTGTCGCCCTTCGACATGGCGGCGGAAACGCTGTCGCCGACCTTGTCCTCTCCCCATTGCTGGACGGCCTGTCTCGCTGTCTTCATGTCGCGGATGAAGATGGTATCGACATCGCCCTCGTGGTTGCGCTGTATCCATGTGTTCTTGAGGTGGAAGGACCGGAACAGGAGCTTGTCGAGCGCCTCGTTGACGCCGGTAAAGAGGACGCCGGTCCCGAAGACCACGAGATCGAGATCGACCTCGCCGGTCGCCTGAAGGAAGCGGGCGCGGCGGTTGTACAGTGCGGAGAACATCCGGTCCTCGGTGGCGGCCAACCATTGCTTGACGCCGTCACTTTCGTTGAGGATTGGGTCTTCAACCTTGATCTGGAACCACCGCTCCGACTTGGGCTTTATCAGGCCGTCGATGGCAGAGGCAAGGTTGCGGGCGGCGAGGACAGCGGTGCCGTCGTAGCGGACCACGCCACCCTGACGGCGCGATCCCTCCTCCTCGGTCACGGTGAAGTCGGCGCGCTTCGGGAGCATCAGCTCACCGAGACGTTGCCAGTGATCTTCCCAGACGCCCCGCCCCTTCTTGGCGGCCTCATACTGGTCTAGTAACAGGTCAATTCCATCAGCCATTGATGATCTGCGCCCTCCGCGCTACGGATG